CAGTTCGGTCTCTGCGGAATAAACTCAATGCGTTCTTCATCTCAGGTGAAGTTTCACTCTCTTGCTCAGACTGGATGTGTCTATGGTTGAAAGTCGGGCCGTAGTCTACAGCATCCTCATTGTTGGTTCTATCAGCAGGAAGATCAGTTGCTGCTAGTGAAACTGTGTCGTCATCATCGGGCAGGTCTTCTATCTGATGGAAGATACTTCTAAGCGGGGTGGAGGCATCTTCCAGTTCTGCAGTGTAATCTTTCACCTTGAGGTCGATGATTGGGCGATCAATGTCCTGGCTCTCCAATGCTATAGAGAGAACTCCTCCTAAGGTGCTTTGAAGAGATGACGCTTCGTTAGTCAGATGGGCAGTAAAAGACGCAGCTGCTCGAATCTTCTGGAGGATAAATGAGGTCATCTCATCCGCCGAATGCCTAGAGAGATCGGCAACAGGAACACCGGGGTCTTCTGCACTTGCCCCAAATATCGTCCCGATCTTAAGGAGACCATGGAGCTGGACATTCAGCGCACCATCGACTGCTGCCAGTAGGAGGAGACGGTTACTAGCGACAGTTCTCCATTCTGATGCAGAAGCCTGGGCAACATTGAGTTTCCTTAGGGTCTGCTGTAACATCTCCTTGTATCTGGATGCAGACATGATGCACTAGATCAGTAAAGAGGAGAGGACTAGTTTTGGAAGGTCCTGTGGGGAGACTAGACTTCAGTGCGAATATAGATTCTAGTGTCCTCAAGGTTTGTTTAAGTAACAAACAGACCTTAAGAAGCCACTGTTAAAGTAAGCGCAAAGACTCCTACCGGGTGAACTAAGGTAGCCGCTAGATAAGGTCGAAAAAGGAAGAGGAGTTATGCAGGTCAACCGCCTGTAACATAGTCAGAGTCCTTAGGTTCCCAATTTTCCTATTCACCTAGTCCAATATCTACAGGTTCCCCACCAACTCCAACCTCTTCAAGCTCTTCTGTTTCAAAGCCATACCTCTGCTCCAGTTCAGTCAGTTTTCCTTCCCTAATTCTGTTCCTCCTCTCACGCTCTTCCATAAATGCTTCAACAATGGCCACGTAGGCATTTGAACGATAGAATTTCTTGATATCTTCCCCAATTTCCTCAGCCACCTCAAGGGCACATGCGACTAGCGGCTCAAGCTCTTTACGAGGGAAGATTGGTGACTTATCCCCATAGATGAGTTTGACGTAAGGGCGCAGAACAGGGTCTACTTTGATAAG